TCTTCCGGAGCGCGACGTTCCCGCTGTCGTCCTCGACCTTCGCGATCGTGATCTGGTGTCCCTGGACCGTCGCGGTGTAGGTCCCTGTGCCGGTCCAGTCCGTGCTCGGGACGATCGTCCCGTTGATATAAAGTCTGTTTGTGCCGTCGTCAACGGTCGAGAGCAGCGTCTCGCCGCTGGCGGCGATGTTGAGAGCGTTCTTCATGCTTTTATCCTCCCTTAATCTTGCCACAGAGCTCCGTCAAGGTGTATCCCCGTGGATGTCCCCGATTTTAGTCGTCGTCCGGCCTCCGGTGCAGGCTCCTCTCTGCCTCGAATCCGTCCGGATATCTTATCCGGAGCTTCTCGATGTTCGTCTCCGCGACGTCGGACAGGAGCCAGTGGCGCGATGTCGCGAACTCGGCGATGAACCATAAAAGATCCCCGAGCTCCCGCTTCAGGTGCTCTTCGTCCATCTCGTGGCCCTGATAGGCCTTCTGATAGATCCCATGGATCTCTCCGAGCTCCGCGACCATGCCATGCAGCGCGTGCGCCTCGACGCAGCTCTCCGGGAGACTGTTATCGATGGTCCTCGCGGCGAGGATCTGATAACCGTCCATCGTCCAGGGCACGTCAAATGCCTTGTAAGTCATTCCTCTCGCCTCCCGACGATCTCGTCGAGGACGTCCTCCGGGAAGAGCTCCTGCGCGAGGATCCGGATCAGCCGCGCCCTCTGTTTCGATATCGTCTGGTACTTCGCACCGTACTCCTCGGCGATCTCGGCGATGGTGAAGCCGTCGAAGTATTTCGAGGGAATGATACCGGCGTACTCGTCGCCCTGGATCCGGTCGAGGGCAGCGGCGACGCGCTGCCTGTCGGGTTGGTCCTGCGGGAGCTTCGGGAAAAGGTACAGGAGGCGCTCCGTCTTCTGGTAGCTGGTAGCCGGCACATACGAGATGCGGCCGAGCTTGCCGAGACGGCGCACGGTCTCCGCCGCCGCCTTCTTCGCGGCCCTGTCCGTGATCTCCTGGATAAGGTCGTTCATCTCCCGGAGCTTCTCCAGATCCTCCGGCGTGATCTTACTCATCGTCATCCTCCCCGGCTATGTACGCGAGGGATGCGATGAACAGGAGAAAGATCCCTATTAGAACGATGCCGATTAGTATTTTCATATTGTTTTGTCCTTTCTGAGCTTTTCGTGATATGCTTTAATGCGCTTCTTCGCCACCTCCGGGTTCCAGCCGCACGTCTCGCAGGTTTTGCCCTCCTCGCTGCACTCGACCCAGCTGTTATATCTGCAGGTCCTCGGCTCCGGCGTGGACATGTACGCCCGGAAGAGCTCGTGGACTTCCTCGGCTCTGGTGACCGGGACGCCGATGTCCTTCCACTCGTAAAACCTGCTCTGTCCGATATGCAGACCGCGCGCGACTCTCGTCGGTCCCAGGACCGAGGCCATCTCCCACAGCTCCTCCGTGGCTTTGCTGTCTCTCTCAAGTTTCTTTGCCATTTATTCCCTCCATGAATTCCTCCAGACTGTGCGCGACGATCGCGAGGCCGCCGGCCCTTGCGACGAGGTCCAGCGTATGCCGCTGGATCTTCGTCGGGTTCTTGCCTTTGACTTTGGCCTCGCAGGCGAAGAACCGGCCGCCGACGCATCCGACGATGTCGGGGATCCCGACGCCCTGGACGCTGTCGGCGTGGATCTTGACGGCCCAGATCCCGGGCGTGGTGCGACAGTAGTCCATGATCCTGTCCGTCACCTCTCTGCGCTCCCGCTGCGTCATGTCGTCTCCTTTGGGGCCATCATTGTCTCGACCCTGGCGCAGGCCTGCGCGTGTACGCATCTGACTTCCCAGATGGTGATAATGTCGCTGTAGCGCGAGTAAAGCTCGAGCTCGGCGTACGTGCAATCCTTACACATTCCTTCTTTGACGATCCTTATCATCTCTTTGTCTCCTCCAATCCTCGCTAATTATGCGAAACGCTTCTTCTGCGTCCATTACCATTGGACAGCCTTCCACTGATCCAAGTTCGCCATAGGTTTCAATCAATCCCTCTTTTCGACCGAATGAGCCATGATGCCATATTGCATCTAGTTTCCAGGTGGAATCGCTTGTTCTGCCATAGATGATTTGATTTCTTCTGTATTTATCCGCTTCACATTCCATGTAAGGGATATGTTCAACATCGAACTTTTTGATAATGCTTTCATATGGTATGTTTGCCTCGTCCAACATATGTCTTAGTTTATCTATCTCGTTCATTCTTCCACCTCCAGCTTCCGGAGGTCATCAAACGACCATTTCTGTCCCTTCTCAACGAATTTAAACATCGTTGCGTCAATCGGGATCTCCATCGCGTTCAGAGTGATCGTGGGATCGTGCCAGATCACCACGAGCACGCCGTACTGCCTTTTGATATATTTATTCACAGGATTGAAGCAGTCAAGGAAGTCGCTCTCCCTCTTCGTCAGCTTCGGTGCCTTCGGTGCCTCCGGGTGCTCATCTGACCATCTCTGGATGATGTCGATAGACTTCTGTGTAATACTTGAAGGAATGCAGCCTATGCCTTTAAATACACATTCTTTGCAGTTGGCATACATGGCACACATCCTGTTCGTTTCATGTGAATAGTCTAGGGTCTTCGTGCAATCATATTTTTTCATCTTGTCTTCCTTCATTTTCCCTCCTCGAGCCATGACGTCAGTTGCTCCCTCGTGTTCCAGATGCTCGCGAAATATTCCCGCGATACCGGCAGCGGTTCTCCTCTGTACACCCAGTCCGTCGCGAGGTGATTCCCGCATTTGCAGTGGATCGCGAGGCGGGTCTTGTTGTAGTGCCATTCCTGCCGGATCTTTACGTTTCTCCCGCACTTGTGGCACGGCTTCAGCTCAGTCATCGTTTTCCTCCTCTTCCGGCCCACGGGGTTCTCCGTCTTTACAGAAGAAGTCCGCCGGTGTTGTCCGATATATGTTTATCTCCCAGCTCTTCGATCTGTACCCATGCTTTGCCGCATGGCAATACCCGTATGGATGCCCGGGTTCGAACGGATCCCACCACAGGCAATTCTCGCAGCGGGTTATTTTGGTTTCTGACAGATGCTCCAGCCATTGCTCTACCCTGAACACTGCTATTAGATTGGCTCCGTTGGTGTAGATTTGTTCCCTGTCCACGAAAGCATACTGTTCAGCAAACTCCTCCCATGTTTCCGGAAAAATCATTATGTCGCTCATCTTCTTCTCCTCCTCGGGTTCACGATCTCTCCCGGGCTGACTTTATAGCCCAGTTCCTCCAGCGCCTGCTTGACTGCTTCGTACGGCGCCGGCAGAAGCTGGTCCCTGATCGCTCCGTCCACTGTGGCGCAGCGTGCGATGGTCTTGCCCGGCGTGTCCGCCTCTCTGATGCTCAGGACCCTGTCCAGGTCTATGTTCGTGTCGAATAACAAACTCATTTAATCCTCCTCTATTTCGACGCATTCGTATGATGATGATTTGAGATCTCCGCGCCTCGCGTGGGAGACGCTGGAGCAGATCGCGTTCGTGGTCGTTCCGCAGATCCTTGCGAGCTCCGCTGCCGTGTCGGCCATGGCCACCGGAAGCCTCAGCTCGTCCTTCGTGACCTTGATCCAGACGCGGGTCATATCTCCTCCTCGAGCCATGCCTTCAGGCAGTCCTCGCAATTAAACTCCGGCGGGCAGGTGTATGCGTCGAGAAACTGGTCATAACCGACATCCTTGCACCACTGCGGGCCCTCTCCCACGTCGTCCGCCCAGTCCTTGGCGATCGTCACGACGTCCTCCGGTGTCAGTGTCTGGTAACGCTTCCGCTTCGGCTTCCATCCGAGGTCCTTCAGATACTCCTCCGTTTTGTCGCTCTTCAGCGGGCTCCTGCGCGGCGGCAAGTCCGCGGTCTCCGCTTCCTCGATCAGCTTCCGCAGGCTGATCGCCGGGCCCTTCCTTGCTTCCTCGTACCTCGCGAGGAGGTCTGCCTTCTTGATGTATTCCATGAGGTTCTCCTTTCTGTTTTGTTTGATTTTTAGGTGTTCGCACTTGTTCGCACTTTGTTCGCACTCTGTTCGCACTTTTTTTGGCTTAGGTATGCGATGTTCGCACTGTTCGCACTTTTTTGGCGAGGACACCTATATATACACGTGTGTATACTGTGTCTTTTTTTCATATTCGCTTCGCGCGCACATGTATATGTCCTATCGTAAAAAGTGCGAACAGTGCGAACATTTTATATATTTATATATATATTTATATAAATAATGTCTTATTTAAGCCATTTTTAGGTGTTCGCACTTGGCTCTCAAAAAGTGCGAACATAGTGCGAACAGGTGCGAACTTTTTGTACTATTCTTCCGTACCTGTCGGGATCTTGACCGAAACGCACATGGCGACGGCTCCCTTGATCCTGACTCTCCGGGTCCTCCGCTTCCCGTCGTTTGTGACCAGATGGCCGAACCGGGACAGCTCGCTCTTGACTGCTGCTGGATTAAAGCCCGCGTCCTGCATAGCTTTGTCGAAGGCTGTCGTCAGGATGTCCACGGTCGAAGTGTTGTAATCTATCCGGCCGTAAACGTCGCCGCGCTGGTCGTTGTCATCCTCTCCGTCGTTAGATCTGTTGACCCTCAGGAAGTGCTCCGAGTTCTGAACGATCCATCCGCGGAGATATTCGTATGCCCTGATCCCGATCGAGATCTCCTCGGTGGTCGTGAAGAACGGCGCCAGCTCCTCAACGGTCAGCGGGTCCTCGGCACCGGTGATCATCCGGAAGAGCTTGTCTCCCAGAAGGATCATCGCGCCGCTGTCCTGCTGTTTCTTCTCCGCATATGGTGCCAGGTCCTCGCGGATCCCGGCGTACCATCCGCGGATGACTTCCCGCGGGAGCTCCTTCAGGAGCTTGACGAGCTGCGGTCCGACGTGCCCGAAATTCTCTTTGACTGTGTCTGACACATCCGCCGGATGCTCGAAGATGTCCTCCGTGCACTCGATCTCGAAGACGCGGTTCTTCGCTCCGCCTCCGGAGCTGAACGATGTGATCGGCTGCTCTCCGTTGGTGAGGAATACCGTTTTCCACTCCGCGACTCTGTCGATCCCTCCGGCGACATTCCCGCGGACCCTGCCGATCCCTTCGCAGAGCATGTATATGACCTGGTCAAAGTCTGTTTTGGTTCCTCTGGTGACCTGAAGCTCGTTGAATCCTATCGGGAGATTCCCGGCAAAGGCTGCCTCCCTCTCCATACCGACCATGGTCGAGTTGAAAGTGCGCATCAGCCTTCCCTCTCCCGGATCTCCCCAGACGGAAAGCGCGACCTGAAGCGACACCGTCTTCCCTGCGCCGGATATCCCCCAGAGATGGACGAAGAACGGGAGCTTCTGCGTGATCGTAAGGATCGGCGCGGCGCAGCTCGCTGCGAGGAGTATCTTGACGATCGGGCTCTTCGCTCTCGCCTCCAGCACGGCCTCCTTCCACTTGTCGAAGGAGCCCTGCGCTCTGACGGCCTGGAACTCGTTCCGGTCGCTGCTCTTCTCGCCGTCGAACTTCAGGTTCTCGGTGTAGGGGCTGAACTCCATCTCTCCGTCCATGCTCATCCATCCGAAGCGCCCGATGCTCGCATATTGCGGGATCGTCTTTAAGTTCATGTTCATGGTGTCATACAGGTATTGAACGAGCAGGGCTGCGTTCCCGCTGGTGACTGCGACGCCCTGATCCGCGAGCTCCGTGACGATCTTCCCGCGGTCTGAAATCTTCGAGATCTGCGAGACGGTCCTCTTCCACGCCCTGTCCTTCCAGAATGCGAGGACGACGCGCTCGAGGCCGTCATCGACGTTTACGTAACGCTCAACAGGAAGGATCGGATGCGTGCAGGCCACCTCGGTGATGGTGTCTTTCCCTCCGTTGACCTCGCGGATCCGACGGATCCCCATGTCGTCGGCGATCCACTCGCCGCAGCTGAGCGGCTGGATCGGGCTGTCGCTGAAGTCTGTCTTCAGGGTCTCCTGGCCTCTCCGGTTTTGGACGTACTCGGTTTTATACGCTGCCAGCATCTTGTTGAACGTCGTGACGCAGTGATTCTTCCTCGCCATCTCGCGGAACTCCGCGATCTGCTTCTCCCGCTCGAACCTGTTCGGGATCGAGTAGAGCTTCTGGTATAGTTCGAGGCTCGTGAAATCGACGCCGTCCGCCTCCTTGACTTTTGCGACCTCCGCGACGGCCTTCTCAGTCCGCTGCTCTCTGTCTTCGCCCTTTTCGTATCTGAGCGCGCTCTCGACGATTCTCTTGACCTCATTCTCCGGAAGCGGTGGATCGCAGACGCGGGTGTTTTCCGCCATGACGGCCGCCATGAGCGCCGCGTCGCTGAGCCCTTTTGCCTGGAGCGAACTGGCCAGCTTGAAAATTGTGTCGTTCCGCTGCCCTTCGCCGACGGCTGCGGGAAGCTCGAAGGCCGGGCCGAAGTCCTGCCTCTCCGGGCGTATCAGCATCCAGAGCTCCTCCGGGAGCGGTGCCGGCGGGATGTCTTCCGTCGCCACGTCCCATTCGTACGGCCTGCCGTTCGGATGGACCGAAGGAGGCACCACGACGTAGCCGCCGGTCCCTCTGACGTCGACGCCCGGAAGGACGCCTGCGCGGTTCCTGACGTCCTTGTCTGTCCTGAACCAGTAATGCGTCCCGCCGGATCCTGTCAGCGCTGTCTTCGTTCGGGGCAGCGGTTCAAACTCGCTTTCCCAGTCCCTCAGGCTCTCGGATCCGTCCGCCTCTCCGTGCACGTCGATGTCGAGGACCACGATCCCGCTCGGCTCGCCGGTGGCCATGCCGATGTTCGCGTCCGGCCACTTCGTCCACCAGGCGCGGATCTGTGCGGCGTCGGTCGTCGCGTCCTTGCATCCGTGCGGCGTCAGAGGCTCCTTCCCTCGGGGCTTGCAGGGAAAGACTGCGAGGCCCTTCCCTGCGTAAAATTCAGCATATTTTTGTAACGTGGCCATCTTTGGCCTCCTTCGTTAAAATGCTACTTCCGCGAATCCTTCCGCCTCGAGCTCCTTGGCTACGCTGTCGCGTGCCGGCGCTGCTGCGATGCTGTGAGCGAGGACCTTGACCTCCTCGCGCTTCTTCCTGGCGAGCTCCTTCGTCTCCGGATCCAGGAGGCCGACGCAGCGGAAGACACACTCCGCGTAAGGCTGGCCGGCGGCGTTGGTGACCTTCTTCAGGCTGATCTCCGTCACGATGTCGCAAATCTTTCTTCCTTTCATGACCTGTGAGGTCTTGTATCCGCGGTATGCCTTAAGGCTCGCGGGGCTGACGTTGATCCTGTAAGGCAGGACGCTGCCCTCCATGATCATGTAAAGGCGCTCGGTGTTTTTGCAGGCCTTGCCATGGCCTCCTTCTCCGCTGCCGAAAGCGTTCAGCGGGCAGCTGGCGCACTCTCCTCCGGGTCTGCCGACTCCGGTCACGCCGTCGCTCGAGACGCAGTCGGGCTGCTGTCCTTCAACGGGCTCACCGCCTCCGTCCCACCATGCGTTTGACTTGTGGTGGTAAACGATGACGCCGGTCAGCGTCTTCTCCATCTCGGGGTTCTCCGGATCGTCGGAGGGAACTTCGAAGGAGGTTATTCCTCCCGCGGGGATCTTGATCGTCGGATAATCCGGCATGTCGCCTCCCATCTCCTCCCAGACCTCCTGCGCTGTGAGGCCGAAGCCTTCGTCGTTGAGTGCGGGGTAATTAGTCTTAATGATTGCGAGTTCGTTTGCCATTTTGTTCTGTTTCTCCTTTTCTTTGTGGTTTTGTTATTTTGTGAGGCTCTGTACGCCTCTGTACGCCTCTGTAAACGGTTTTATATTCTCGGCGTAAACTGTTACGCGTTCGCGCCGTTCTCCGTTCGTGGCCGCGCTGACGCGGTCACGCGGCGTTTATTTGCTCTTGCGTATTCCGACCTTGGGCGCTTTGTAAAGCGTCACGAGGCCCTCCAGCCATTCCGGCACGGTGACGTCCTCGTCTCCGGAAAGCTCCTTGACCAGGGCCGTCAGCGTCTGGCTGCTGACGTTCGGCCGGATCATGTCTCCATAGCCCTGCTCGATCAGCGCGCTCATCAGAGACTCCTTGCGGTCCGCCGGGACTGTCACGCTGACGGTCTCTGAGAGATAAAGCGTTTTCCCGCTTTTGTTGAGGCTCTGCAGCTCCATGTCGGCCATCTGTTCTGCGAGCGCCTGCATCGTCTCCTCCCTGGCGGCCTTTGCGACCTTGAGCTCCTCGTCGAGCTCCTTTACGTGCTGATCCTGTGCGATGTACTGATCAGCCAGTTCCATGATGTCCATTGTTTCTCCTCCTCTATTTGATTATTTCGCGCCAACGGTCTACACAAACCGTCGCGACGTCCTTCTTGTGCTGTAATGCGGCGAGGACTTCCTCGTCGACCGATCCGCGGACGATAAGGTGTATATAATTCGTTACATGGCGCTGTCCAATCCTATGGATGCGGGCTTTCGCCTGCTCATAATTCGCGTACGAATAATCCGCGCTGAAGAATATTGCTGTATCTGCAGCGGTCAGCGTGATCCCGAGGCCTGCCGTCTGGATCTGCGCGACGAAGATCCGGACCGCCGGGTCCTTCTGGAATGCTTCGACCGCGGGTCCTCGCTCCGCTGCCGGCACGCTTCCGTCGATGAGGCGGACGGCGTTCTCGCCGTGCTTCCCGGCGCAGTAGTCGCAGATCTCCCGAACCTCTGCCGTGAAGCGTGCGAAGACGACGACCTTCTTCCCGGGGGTCTCCAGGATCTCGTCGAGGGTCTCCTGGAAGAGTTTTTGTTTCGCGCTGGATATCTTGACGAGCTTCCCGGCCTTCGGGTCATCTTCGAACCCGTCCACGTCGGTCTTGATGTATCCGCCGCAGATCTGCGAAAGCCTCAGCATCCTCACGATGATGTGCTGCGCCGTGACGGCCGGGAGCCCTTCGATCTCTGCGATGGCGTCCTTCTTTAACTGGTTGTATGCCTTCTGTGCCTCGGGCTCGAGCTCGCAGTAAAGCCTCTGGTCGATCTCCTCCGGCAGATCCAGCGCCTGCTTCTTCGTGACTCTGTACGCGATGGCGTGGGCCTTCTCGGTCAGCTCCGCGAGGTTACGGTAGCCGATGACCTGGTTATAGGTCTGGCCCGTGCTGCGGTTGACTCCCTGGCCCATGACTGCGTAACGTGCGCGGAAGGCGTACCAGCTCTCCCCGAAGATCCGCGGATCTAAAAACTTGTACTGGCTGAAAAAATCCAGCGGACTGTTCGTGACCGGTGTCCCCGAAAGGATCAGCTTATAGCGGACGCTTTTGCTGATCTCGTGGATCCCTTTGCTCTGCGCGCTGGTCGGCTCCTTGATCCGCTGCGATTCGTCGCAGATCATCATGTCCGGCTTCCATGCCTCCAGCTCCGCCTTCAGCCTCCAGCTGCTCTCGTAATTGATGACCGCGACCTTGAGGCAGTCCGTTTTGTCGTCTGTGAGCCTCTGTAAGGCTCTGAGGCGCTTTTTCTTGTCGCCCTCTAATGTTTCTACGTGATACGGGAAACCCGCGAAATCAGCGAACTCAGAGGGCCACACGGGGACGACTGCGAGCGGTGCGATCACGAGGAGGCGCTTCACCTTTCCCTCTCCGAAAAGCTGACCCGCGACCGCGACGGCCGTCAGGCTTTTGCCGGTTCCCATCTCCATGAGGAAGGCGTAACCGGTGCCGCCTTTTGCAAACTCCTGCAGGGCGCAGGCGTACGCTGCCTCCTGGTGCCTGTACGGGCTGATGCCGCGCTTCAGCGGCAGCGGCGGGTGCGGAGGTACGGGCTGATGGATGTTGTCCGGCTCCGGCATGAGCTCCGTCTGGATGGCCTCGTCGGCGCTGAGTCCGGGGACGCTGAACATCAGGTCCTGCCATGTCTTCTGATTCCAGGGGAGATGCCAGCGCTTTGCCACCGGATCCCACCGGGCGCCGGTTATCGCTTTGATCGCGTCTTTGTACCGGAACTCCGCCCGGACACCGATCCTCGGCTCTCCCTGATATGTGCATTTTTCTGCTGTTGACATCAGACTCCTCCGAGGCTTATAATGTACATAGCGATGTACAACTGGCGAAGGACCGCCAGCGTAAACGCCGTTATTCCAAGGATCCCGAGCCACCACGCTGCGGATCCTTCTCTTGTATAAACGCGATATTTTCCGATTCTCATACCCAGTTCTCCGTTTCCGAGATCTGCGTCCCTGCGCCTCCGTCCATCATGTCGTCCACGATGTGTTTGATCTCCGGATGGTCCTCCAGGACTCGATCGAAAAGCTCGAACGCCGTCACCATGATCGCCGCGGCGTCGATGCTCGTCAGCGAGCCGATGAAGCCGCCGCTTGCGAGCATTCCCTTCCCATCGTCGGCCGGATAAACCACCAGCGCGGCGCTGGTCATCACGTTGAGGTCCTTGCGTCCGTCCTGTCCCACGAATACGTGGATGTACCTTTTTTCTTCCTTCACTGCTTTCCTCCTTGCTTTCTTCCATCTTCTGAGTTTTTCTTCGACGGTCTGCATCATCTCAGATCCTCGTCGTTCACGACCTGGCGGATGATCGCCATTCTGGAGTTTGCCGCGATGTTGATCAGCTTCGTGTATCCGTCTTTTCAGTGGACGACGACCGTGTCATTGTCCGCGAGGTAGCAGTCGTAGATGCCTTCGCGGGTCATGGAGAGCAGCTCTCCGAGCCAGGCGACGAAGAGCGCCTTGTCCTCGGTCTCTTTCCCTGAGTAGAAGCCCGCCATTTCGTTGGCCCTCTTTCCCAGTACCATCTTGGCCCTGGCCTCTCCGTTGATCTCGTTCCAGTCTCTTTCTTCTGTGGTCATAGTGTTCCCCTTTCTGTGTGTTTTCCGGTCCAGCCGGTTTTGTTCCATCTTGTGCAGACCCGGCAAAGATCGCACCGGTGTCCGTGAACCTCGCACAGCGCGTCCCAGATGTGCCGTGCCTCCTCCTCCGCTCCGGTCGCCCTGGCGTAGCTCAGGAGCGTCTTCAGCGTCTCCGCGCTGAGCCCTTCCCAAAAATTGACGCCTCTCATGCCATCAAATCCTCCCAGTCCAGTTTTAAATACTGGTGGAGCTTTCGAAGCTCGAACCGGCTCAGCGTGTCGGGGTTGCCGAGGCGCCTCCAGAGCGTTGACTGGCTGATCCCGAGGACCGCTGCCAGGGCCTCCGCGTTCATGCCTGCGAGGACCATCGCCGCGCGGATCCGCGTCTTCAGTCCCGGGGCTCTCATATCGGCAGGCGCCCGATCCGGCTGTAAAGATACATCCTCAGGCTCTCCTTCCCTCTCGGTGTGATGAGCGTCTGGACTCCTGCGCGGTCTCCGTCGTGGAAGTCCTTCAGGACGAACATATCGCCGGTGAATTCCTTCCGGGGCCTGATCTTTCCTGTCGGTGTCCTGTAAATGAATCCGCTCTCGAGGCAGAAGTCGATCAGCTCCTTCTGACCGACGCCGAGCTCTTTGGCCGCGTCTCTGAAGTTTGTCAGCAGGTTTGCGTCGACCAGCGCGTCGAAGTAGTCCGCCTTCGGCTGCATCAGCTCGACCTGTCTCGTCTTCTCTTCCAGCTGGCGCTCGCGTTCTGCGATCCTCCGTTGGGCGACCAGCAGAGCCTTCTCCAGCAGTTCCTCGTCGCTCAGCGTCTCCTGTCCCTGGATGTACCCTCCGGTCTTGCGGATGCTGGGGATCACTTCGTGCGTGATCCAGCGCTTGAAGGCTTTGGCCTCCGGGAGCTGCGAACGCAGGATCAGAGAGTAAAGGCCGGACTCGTTGATGATGACGGTGTCCTGCATTCCTCCAAGGGTGTCACATTTCGTTACCCCCTTGTCTTCCTCATCGACATGATCAGCAAGTGCTTTCCTACTGTTCTGGTACCCCAGCATGTTGGCCACGTCTTTCCCGACGAACCACGGCTCGCCGTCCTGTTCCAGGACTCTCACCTGCCCGAACTCGGGGTTCTCAAACAATTTGATCTCGTTCATTTTGATCTCCTTTCTTAGTATCTGTAAGGTGTGTTGCTCCAGAAAAGCTCCACAGGGATCTGAAACAGTTTCGCCAGACGCTGGAGCTTTTCGAGCTTCAGATTGTACTCGCCACGCTTCCACTGAGAAAGAACCGAAGGCGAGATCCCTGTCTGCTGTGAAACCTTGTAATCCGTGAGCCCTGCTTCATCCCTGAAGTACGTATACACCTCGTAAGCTCTGGTCTTGTTCATTTGTGCCTCCTTCCTTAGGTATTGACAGTATTTAAGTTTTCTTATATAATACTTATGCGATTGATATTATTGTTGATAACTCTTATGCTGTCGGTATGTATTGTAGTTTTCTCTAATACACGGATATATTACCACGGCTTATTTGTGATGTCAACAATATATTAAAGATTTCTACAACAAAGAGGCAAAAATGTATAGAAGGTTTGAAATGTTGTGTGACTCCCGTGGTGTTACTCCGTACCGGGTAGCAAAAGAAACAGGAATTTCTCCGTCCACGCTCTCCCAGTGGAAGATCGGATCCTATTCTCCAAAAATAGAAAAGCTCCAGAAGATCGCCGACTACTTCGACGTCCCTCTGGAATACTTCACAGGTAAAGTTCCAAAACAACCGACGCCCACCACGCCGTACACCCGCTGGGTGCCGATCCTCGGTCGTGTCGTCGCAGGTATTCCGGCTGAGATGGTAGAAGACATCATCGGTTACGAAGAGATCCCCAGTGCCGTCGGGGAGGCCTTCGCGCTCATGATCGACGGGGACAGCATGGCTCCGATGCTCCTGAAGGGCGACGTCATCGTGGTCCGTAAACAGGCCGACGTGGAAAGTGGTCAGATCGCCATCGTAGCAGTCAACGGAGATGATGCGACCTGCAAAAAATTAATCAAAACGGAAGATGGCGTGATCCTCCAGCCTGTGAATCCGGATTATGATCCGATCTTTTACTCGAACGAGGATATTATCTCTTTACCGGTGACCGTGCTCGGCCAGGTCATCGAGATCCGGAGGAAGCTCTGATGGCGACTGCTAAGAAAATGGCCAGCGGCCGCTGGAACATCCAGGCATACAAGACGGTGGACGGAGTAATGAAGAAGAAGACGATCACGGCCGACTCGAAGGCCGAGGCGGAATATCTCGCGCAGCAGTGGCAGGCCTCCGTCGTGGACGAGGCCCGTCCTGAAAATAAGACGCTCCGGGAGATCGTAGAGATGTACATCGAGCTCAAGCGCCCGATCCTCTCGCCGACGACCATCGCGGAATACGAAAGGATCCCCCGGAACTACTTCGAGGGATACTGGGAGATCCGCGTCGGGAAGCTGTCCCGCCTGAAGCTGCAGGAGATGGTCTCGAAGGAATGCCTCCGCGTCACCAGGCGGGGGCAGCGGGTCAGTGCGAAAAGCGTCGCGAACGCGTGGGGGCTCGTGTCCTCCGCTCTCCGTCAGTACGGCTTCGAGTTCGAGGTCCAGCTGCCGGAGCGCCCTGACCGCGTCGTGCAGGTCCTCTCTCCGGAGATCATCCTTCCGCTGATCCGCGGGACCGCGGTCGAGCTGCCGTGCCTCCTGGCGTGCTGGTGCGGCCTGACCATGAGCGAGATCCAGGGGATCCGGCCGGAGGATATCCGCGACGGCCTCCTCGTGATCAACCGGGTCGTCGTGGATGTGAACGGCGTCCCGACAGTCAAGGACCGCGGGAAGGAGGAAAAGCGCACGCGTGCCGTCAGACTCCCTCAGTACGTCCAGGAGCGGTTTTCTGACTGGGATGGTAAATGGTTACGGCCGAAGAGCATATACAAGGCATGGGCCCGTCTGCTGCGTGACGCGGGGCTTCCGCACATGACCTTCCACCAGCTCCGGCACGTCTTCGCCACCGCCGGCGCGATGCTCGGGATCCCTGCGCGCGTGATGCAGGATAAGGGCGGATGGAAAACGCCTTACACTATGCAGCGGGTCTACCAGCACACTTTCACCGCGGACCGGATCGCGGCAGACGAAAAAATGGATGCCTTTTTCGAGGGATTCCTCGGAGATGAGTGATTGCGTTGTCCTCGCGTTGGCTTCGCGTTGCTTTGCGTTGTTTTTCGCGTTGTTTTGCGTTAGTAAATGTGATAATTTTAGTCTTAAATTTGATTATAAAGTTATCAGATTTGAAATGTGAAGGCATTAAAAAACCGCATAACGATGCGGAGAAAAAGAAAAAACCGCATTGCTGCGGTTGTTATCGAGATGGTGCGAGAGACGGGAGTTGAACCCGTGTGATTTGGCTTTCTGAAGCCGTTTTATATTGCGCTGCGTTGTTTTCTGCGTTATAATGAGGGTGACAGAGCCCTCCGGCGCCTGCGGGTCTTTTGGCATATTTCTTACCCGCGGCGGACCAGCGGAGGGACTTATCTTTACCTCCATATGATGGTATAAACGAAAAGGACCGGCGCCTGAATCGCCGGTCTTTTCGTTACTTTTTATTTTTGTTCAAGTTGCATATTTTTTTTAAAAAAACGCCGAAGCCCGCAGGCTCCGGCTATGACAAGGAGAAATCTTCCCGCTCCCCTGGCGGGCGTTAGTTGTTCGGGTCGTATCCCTGCGTCACCGCGAAAGTAATCACGGCTCCGGGCGAGACGATCGGCGTCGCAAGTGTGACGGTGCCGTTCGTGTTCGTATACTCTCCCGGCGCGAGATGCAGTCCGTTGATGTAAATGTCGAGTATGTCGTACGCGTAGGAGTACGTCGGCACGTGGTCCGTGATCACGAACGTGTCCTCATTGCTGTTCACCGTCTGATAGATCGCTTCGATCCTCCGGATCGCGAGGACCTCCTGGAACTGCGTCCGGACGGACTCGAACCAGTCGTTAAAGGCCGCCTGCTGCTGTTCCCAGAGCGTCGTTGTGTCGATCTGCTGTATAAGTCCCTGAACGATCCCGCAGAGGTTTGAGTTCGTCCTGGTGTCGGTGATCGCTGCCGCCGTGATCGCCGCAGCCTGTTTTGCGACGTAGATCTGCGCGAGGCACATCTCCCAGCGTTCGTCGTCTCTCTGAAGCGCCGGCGCTGCCGGTGTCGCTCCGAGGGCTCCCTTCTTGACCTCGATCCCCATCTCCCTCGCAGTGTGATCCACATAAAAGATCACGCTGTCGATCCTGTTCAGGACGACGTCAGACGCTTCGATGGCGAGCGTCAGATCCGCGGTGTTCACGAGCTTGTGCCCGTGGATCCAGCCGCTGCCGGCTCCGACTATGACGTTCATCCCGCTGGATGCCCTGACCTGCAGCGAGGTCGAAGGCGTCGGGAAGACGCCGTTTCCGACGAGGCCGTCGAGGTAGCTGGTGACGTCCTCCGCGTTGTATTCTCTGTCATAAGTGCCGCCACTTTCGACGGCGTTGAAAAAATAAAAGTTAATGGCCATTGCCTTCCCTCCTTAGATCCCGAACGTCGGGATGATGCTGTGCTCGCCGGTCTCGCTGACGCTCTCGATGACCTCAACGAGGCGGCTGTTTATGTAGATTCCCCAGGCGCTGTTCTCCACGACACAAAGGTCGCCGAGGAAGACGTCCTGCTTGTATACGATATTATCAAAATAGACCGTTCCGCTGAAGGCCGTCGTATAGTCCGTCAGAGACTCCTTCCCGGCTTCCTCCAGCATCGCCGTGTAATCGTCGGCGCTGATCTCTCCGCCGTTGCTCCGGAGCTGCCGCTGGTCCTTGTATGCCTCGCGCCTCTCGAGCCCGGTCTCTCCTCTGCTGAGCCATGCCGTCCTCCGGTCGAGGCCCTCGCCTTCGCCGGCGACGAGGACGGCCGTCTTCAGTGTCCGATAATTCTCTTCATATTCCGAGCTTAGGAGATTGTCGTATTTGTCACTGAACACGACCCACGGATTCTCCGTCTGGTCGTACGTCCGGTCCGTCCCCTTGTAAAGGTCGAAGACGAACCGGTTGACGCTGTCCAGCGTGACCCGCATCCCGAGGCCGTAGGTCTCGCAGATGTCGCTGACTGTCTCGAGGAGGTTCTTCCCGGTGTACTGCGCACTCATTGTCCCGCCGACCTCCGTCTCGCCGAGGACGAAGTTCGCGATCTCCCTGTCGGCGAGCGCCGGGGCTATGATGTTGTCCTCAAGGAGCTGCGCCACGCAGTCGCCGATCGTTCCGTCGACGCTGGTCTGCGTCGCGATGATGCGCCGCTCCAGGATACTGGACAGGAAGCGCCCTGTAATGATCATAATGTTCCGGCCGTCATCGTCCCGCTGGAGCTTCACGGTCTCGATGATGCCCGTGTTCTCGTCGTCGTCTCTGACAACGTAATAATCCGCCTTTATTATCTCCATGTACTTCGCATCCGCCGGGAGGACGAGTTCGAAGTCTCCGGGCGCGTAATACCTCGCAGTCCATATGAATGATATATAGTCATCGATGACGGCGATCCTCTCGAAGGTTGTCGTCATGATGACCGGAAGGATCTCTTTCATGGTTCAGACTCCTTCATAAAGGTCCGTGTGACGGAAGGTCACCGTCAGGTTCGTCGCGCTGCCGTCTCCGACCTCATAGACGAAAGTGCTCCCGGCCGGCTCCAGCTGGAGCCATGTCGAGCCCTGCTCGACGTAGTTGATGATGTTCGTCTTCACACCGGCACGCGTCAGGGTGACGCTCTTCCGTCCCGGTCTCGTGTCGATCGTGATGAGGTCCGCTGCCTGCATTGCGTACACAAGGCCGAAGTATTCCCTCGTGATGTAGTTGAAGATCTTCGGGTCCTCGACCGCTGCGGCTGCGTACAGCTCGATCACCATCCCGCACTGCAGGTCTCCGGCGTTCTCGATCGTGATCCCGAGCTCGTTCGTCAGTGCTCCGAAAACGATCTGCGGGTCCTCCGTCGAGTGGAACGGGAACCGGAAGCGTTTCTCGACCTGTGTCAACAGGTCGACTTCCTCCGATGCTCCGAGGAAGTAGGGCTCCGGGCAGAGGATCTGCACGGTGCAGATCTGCTTGTTCGCCATCATCGTGATGTTTACATCCTGCACATATCCGTCGATGTAAACGTCCCGGAACTGTCCGCGGTAGATCATGCGGATCTTCTGGGCGCTCCGGATGACGCTGTAAACCGTCACGCGGTGCGCCGCTGCCGGTCCCTGGATCGCAAACGCGAGGTTGATCACCCTCGTGTCGAGCTTCGAGGAGTTGTATCTCGCGCCGTCCATCAGCGCGGCTGCGCTGGTGTTTATGATCCCGGGAGGCGGGTCGATGCCGTTTATGTCACTGAGGAGGAAGGGGCCGGTCGCTCCGATGCGAAGCTCGGCGCCCTCTGCGTTTCTAAGTATCAATTCGTTATACATTCTGCAGTCCCACCTTTGCCGAGAATAATAATCCGTTGGTCTGCCTGTACAGGGTCAGCCTGTCGAGGGCCTTGGGCGAGTAATTGTTCTGGGTGAAGTTCACGACCTGACCCGCTGCCGCTGCTCCTCCTCCGGGCGTGCCGTCTGCGGATATCCTCAGGGCGTCCGCGCTGAGGCTGACGCTTCCCTTCAGCTGTCCGACGGCATCACCGAGAGTCTGCTTCATGCTTGCGAGAGCTTCGGGCATGTCTTCCTCGAAGCCCTCCGCCATGCCAGCAGGGAGCCAGCGTCCGATCTCGTCCGCCATGACCGTCGAGGGGGAATGGATCCCGAATATCCGCTTGAAGAAGTCCGTTACGTTTCCGACCCACGAGCGGATCTTGTTCTTGATCCATTCGGTCCCGTTAGAGATTCCGCTCCAGATACCCTCGACGATGTTCTTACCGATGGAGACGACCTTCCCGGGGATCGCGCGGATCCCGTCAATGATCCCGGCGCCGATCTCCTTGACCTTCGCCCAGAGCATCCCGAGGACGGATCCGATGCCCTCCACCAAGGCGACGAGGATCTGAACGCCCGCGTCAAGGATCTGCGGGAGGTATTCTCCCAGTGTCGTGACGATCCCGACGATGATCTCCGGAAGCATCTCGATCAGCTGCGGGAGGGCGTCCGCGATGCCGAGCATGAGCTGGACGACGATCTCGCCTCCGACGCTCATGATCTCCGGAAGCATCTCTGCGAAGCCTCCGACAAGGACCGGAATCGCGTCCGCCAGCGCTTTCGCAATTCCCGGCAGGGCCTTGATGATGGCGCCGGTGAGTGACTTGATGATCGTCGTCCCGAGCTCCATGAATTTGGGGATCTGATCCGTGATGATCGTTGTGAACCCTGCGACCGTGCGCCCGACGACGTCGCCGATCGCTGTCCAGTCTCCGTCTGCTTCGATGATCCCGCGGGTGAAGTCTCCGATCAGGTCGACGCCCTGCGTCGAGAGGTCCTGAAGGGCCGGCAGAAGGATAAGCCCGAGGGCTCTCTTTCCTGCCTCGCTTCCGGCTTTCAGCCTCTGGATCGCGTCATCGAAGGCTCCGAGGTCTCCGAGCTGTTCGTCCGTGAGGACGGCGCCCATCCGCTGCGCCTCGTCGGCCAGCTCCGCGAAGCCCTCGCTTCCCTGTGCGATCAGCGGGTTGAGGTCCTGCGCGCTTTTCCCGAAGAGCTGCATCGCCAGGGCGTCTCGCTCCGTGGCGTTCTCGATGTTTCCGAGGGCGTCGATGGCCTCCCAGAAGACTTCCTCCGAATCTCGCAGCTCTCCGTTCGCGTCTGTGACGCTGATCCCGAGACGCGCGTATGCGTCCGCGTATGCTCCGGAGCCTTCGGCCGCGCTGGCCATGCCTCGCGTGTTACGTGCCAGGGCGCCTGTGACGGTGTCAAGGCTTACGTCGAGAAGTTCGGCCGCATAGCTGTACTCCTGAAGCGTTTCCGCACTGAGTCCCGTGACGGTGGACGTCGTGAGGATCTCGTCCGCAAAGGCAGCGGCCTCGACGGTCATCTTCCCGAGGGCCGTGACGGCTGCCGTCGCTGCCGCGGTGAATGCGGCGAGCCCTGCGGCCGCGGCTTCTGCGGCCGCCTTCCCGACGTTGGTCAGCGTGGTCTTCAGCTTCCCGACGACGGCGTGCGTCTGGTCGGAGCTGTCGCGCATGTTCTTGAGCTCGGCGTTATATTTTGAGATCTGAGCCTCCGTCTTCGCGACGGCTCCGCGCTGGTTCTCGACCTGGATCGCCAGCTTCTGCGCTTCCGCGCTGTCCGCTCCCATCTCCTTGGCGACGAGGGCGTACTGTGCCTCCATCTGCTCGAGGATCTTCCGCTGCTGCGGGAGGATCTTGTTGAGCTGCGAGATCTTCGCCTCGAGGCCGTCGGTGGATTTCGACCACTTGTCGATGCCCGCGGTCGCGGTCTTAAATTCCGCATTGGCGAGGCTTATCGCCCGCCGTGCGTCGGCCATCGCGGCCTTCATGTCCGCGATGTCGACCTTCCATTTCATGGTGGACTCGTTTTTGTCGACCATGTCATTCTCCTTTGTTGTCGTTTTTAATACCAGTCATCGTTTTGCGCCGGCCGTCTGATGTGTTTGTCTCCTTTATCGTCGTACCAGACGGTCGTCTGTTTCTCTGCTTCGGGCACCGAGGCGCTGATCCGCGAGATCAGGCGCATGACTTCCCCGAAGCGCTCCCTCCGGATCCGGAACGGGTCCAGGGACGGATACCTCTTGCAGAGGCGCTCGGAAATTTCGAAAAACATTTCATAAAGTGACTGGCTCGTATCCGCGGCAGCGGTCATCCCGCTGCCGCCTGTCAGTTTTTTCCGCTTGTCTGGAAGCTCCCTCTCACATATGTGAAAAGCTCAACGAAGAGCGGCAGGAGCTCCGCGACCTTTATCTTCCGGAGCTCGTCTCTGGTGAGTCCTTCTCCTCCGAAGATGTCGAGGAGTAATTCTTCCAGCTTGCTCCGGTTCTGCTTTATCAGCTCGCCGAGGCTCTTCGTGTCCTTGAGCGCGTCCGCGCTGTCCAGTATGTCGCAGATGTCCTCGACTGTTCCGTACATGAGATCGTACGTGTCGACCTCGTAGGTCTTCGCGATCTCCTTCTGGTTCTTGTAGATGTTAAGTTTCATGATCCTCTCCTTGTCTTATGTGTGCGAGTGAGCCGGCTGGAGGCCCACCGGCAGCCGCCTCCCACCAGACGGTTGTCCTCGCATGAGTTTATTCGATGTGGCGGGATGCTATGGTCTTTATGTCCTCCATGTCGACCTTAAGGCCTGCGATGGTCAGCTCGTCCGTGACCTGCTGGTCCTTCAGCTTCTCGATCTCTTCCTCAAGCTCCGCGACCTGTGCCTCGAGCTCGCGGATCTTCTCGTCCTTGTCGTCTCCCTTGCCGGCGTGGAATATCACGCCGTCGACGCAGGCGATGTAAAACCCGCAGACCTTCAGCCAGACGTAGTCCTCCGAGGACTCGCTTCCCTCGACGTCGTAAAAGCCGGGGATCGCGTAGCCCATGATCCGGGAGCTCGTGCTCGGCTCCAGTCGGATCCTCAGGTCGTCGATGGTGATCTCCGCCTGGTCCTTCGTCTCGTCGGGCTGCGCCTGGATGAACTTCGGCTCTATAAGCTCGCTGTCTCCTTCGACGTTCGCCGCGATCCAGTAGTTCTCGACCTTCGCCCAGGTGTAGCCGTCCGCCTCGGTCGTCTCTGTAACGTCGTAGTATCCGGGGAGCGCCGTGCCGGCGGTCTCGGATGAAAGGCCGGGCGCCTTTCTGATCCTGAGGTCCTTCGCCGTGACGAGGACCTGTCTCTTCGCGACGTCCTCGATGACGGGCTGAATGATCATGTGACGGATGTTGTAGTCGCGCTGCGTCTCTGCGTCGACGACGTGCCAGTCCGTCGCGTAAACGATGGGGATAAAGTCCACGCCGCCGTGGCGCGTGAAGCTCGTCCCCTTGCAAACTTCCAGGTGGATGTGATCTCCGTAGCTGTAACCGCTGTTATCCATCCGACAGACGGGCTGCAGCTGCTTTACGGTCTCGCCGACCTTGACCATGAAGCTGTCCTTCATGATGTGCGCGTAAAGGCTGCAGTATCCGAGCTTCGGATACTTTATGATGATATAGTTCCCGTATCCTTGCCAGTCAGGCTCGTCCGGATGGCTGTTGACGATCTGCGTGACGATCCCGTCCGCCATGGCGTAAAGCCTCGGATGCCTGCCCGTGTCCTCCGGCATGGCGGGATCCGTGTCCCACCAGCCGAGGTCTAAAGCATTGTAGCCATGGTCCTCATAATCTGCGCTGATCCAGATCTTCCTCACGGGGTAAAGTAAACAATCCATGTGTGCCTCCTGTCTCCGGTCGTCAGCCGACTCCGTGATAGTGGTCCGTCGTGTGCGGATCCGCTTTTTCGATGTATTCCGGATCTCCAGCTGCCGCCTGTTCCTCGACGGCGTGCATCGTTACGTCGCCGGCCTGTGCCGAGACGGTGTAGGAGTTGTTCTTCCATCCGGCCATGATCGCGGAAACGATCAGGGCGATCAGGGAGACCGCCTGGTAGATCTGCGACTCCGTGAGCTCGATCTGTCCGCGGCCCAGGACCGCGAGGACCTGGTTCGCAAGGGATACGAGGAGGAAGATCGTCCTCGCCCATGTCTCCGGTGTTACTCCGGAAAGGTTCCATTTCTTTTTCTTCATTTCATGCCCTCCAGCTTAATTATCCTTTTTTCGTGATTGTCCAGTGTGTCGTTGAAGCTCTTGTGCTCCTCCGCGTTGTCCTTCCTCAGGTCTTTGACCTGCTCCATCAGGCTGTCAAGCGTCGCCTGCAGCTTCGTGATGGCGGTGTTAAGGTTGATGATCGGCTTCCCGATTGAGAGAAAAAGCCCGACAAGCGCGGCGATGACAGTCACTATCGTGTACTCGTTCATTTATTCTGTCCTTTCTAAATGAGCGCGGCAAAGCCGCCGCGCTCGGTGTGTGTAGTATTTGCTTGTCAGGGTTTCGCCGTGAGGGTGTCGCAGGTCGTGACCTGATCGAAAAATCCCGTCAGGACCGCCTTGTCATCCCTCTCGTCAACGACGAGGGCCTTCTGCGGCATCGGGTTGCCCTGGCTGTCGGTGGCCTTCGTGAATTTGTGGATCGTCGAGACGCCGGTGTAGGTCAGCTGCTGTCCCTGGCTGTCGGTGCCGGCATTCTTGGTCTGTGATGTCTCGTTAGGCACCGCGAAGCTGCCCTTGTATCTCCAGACGTATCTGTAGGTGCCGTCGGTCAGGCCGAGCCTATAGCCCAGCGCGAAGTTCGGGCTGGTGCCCTCTCCGTCGAGGAGTGCGCCCGTGGCGGTGTCGTAGATCTTGCCGGTTATCTTGGCCAGCGTTGCCAGGTCAAGGGCCGGGATGTTCAGGGTGATCGTGTCGCTGCCTTCCGCGTTGATGGTGAAGGCGGCCACGTTGTCGTAGTATTTAGTCTCGCTCGCGGTGGCGACGCTCTTCGAGATCTCGGCGACAGGCGCCAGCTTCTCGACGGCGCCGGTCACGTATCCGTGCCCGGTTCCGGTCTCGTTGTCGTCAACTGTGACTTCGGCGATGTAAAGCTCGTCGGTGCCGCGGAACTCGTCAACATATGCTCCCATTAGTTAGTCTCCTTTCTTATCGATGAAAATGATGTTGATCCCGCGGCCGGTGTGTGTGACCTCGTCGCTCGCGACGTCGTAGCCCACGCCGGGCACGGTGAATCCTGCGTCCTTCAGGACGCTCACGGCCTCGAGGAGGACGGTGTTCACGGCCTCCGGGTCCGTGCTGTAAAAATTGAGATCCAGGTCCCAGTCGGTCCGGGTCTCCTCGTTGTCGTAAAAGCTGGCGTATGCGGTGTCGTTGTTCCAGTAGGTGAAATAACTCGGATACTCGTCGCCGGTCGCCAGCGTTCCCTGGAGGATCACCGGAAGACCGAAAGCTTCCTGCAGCGTGTCGATCAGTAACTGTTTGACGTCCGTCATCCTTGCTCTCCTCCTATGCTCAAATATTTACGCAGGACTTCCTCCTGCTTCTCTGCGATCTTTTTCTTGACGCGCGCGCCCTTTATCGCGTTGTAGACCTTCTGGTCCTTTGCCATCTTCGGCGTGCCGTACATGACGAAGATCGAGTGCATGAAGCCTGCTTTGTTCTTCGCGGCGCTGAAGCCGGTGTGAACTGTCGCAACAGTGCCGGCCCACTCGACAGGCTCGCTGTCGATGATGCTCTCGTACATTTTGCCGGTCGCATATCCCTTACGGCCGGGACGTCCCGGTGCGTACGGTGCGGCCGCCTGTTTCAGTTCTCGCTGCACGATGGTCTGCGTCTCCGTAAGAGCCTCGTCTACGGCTGCGTGGAGGTCTCCCTCCGCTCTGTCGATCTGCTCAGCCAGCTCCGCGAATCCGTCGAAGATGATCTGCATTCTTGCCATCAGGTCTTCCCTCCGGCTCTCCGGACCTTGATCTGCATGAACTGATGCCGGCGGTCGATGTCCTCCGGATCCGCGACGATCTCGTAGATCTCGCCGGTCTCCGCGAGCTCGATCCGGCAGTCCGCCGTGATGTCCGGGCGGTACCAGGTGTCGATGGTCGCGGTGTTGACGACGCTGTAGACGCCGTCCCGGACGTTCTCGGTCCCGCCGAAGGTCCGGAAGGATCCGTAAAACAGCGGCGGGTCCTCCGGCATGGTCTTGACGGCCACGCCGTAGACTCTCTCGGTCTTCTCCGGAACAAGGAGGCGCATCGGCACGGTGAAGGGCGTCGTCGGTCTGTAGTTTCTCGCCATTTCGTTATCCCTTCAGCGCCAGCTGCGCCACGCGCATTTTGAAGTATTCGGAGAGGGTGCCCTCTCCGGCTCCGTAGTTCCACAGATCGGAGACGCCGCGGGCGACGACTCCGTCGGTGATCGCCGCCGTCTTGACGCCCGCGTCCTCGATGAAGGCGATCACTTCGTTGTAATAGATCTCGATCGCGCTCTCCTGGTACTCGCCGGCGCCGAGCGCCGCCATGACTCCGCTCAGGGTTGCCATCGTCCGCTGCCTCCTTTTCTTTTTAGTTCTCGGTGCCGCCGCCGGTGGAGGGCGCATCGAGCCCGATCCTGTTAATTATCAGGTTTCCGCTCTCGTAGACCGCCGAATAAAGCGAGCATCCGTCGGGGTCGACGGAACCGGAGACGGGTGTGATCTTCGCGTTTTCACCATCGAAGAATCCCTCGAAGCCGTAATCTGCTACAAAGTAAGCGAATCCTGCGGTTCCTGCAAACACCATCCTTTTTACGGGCTCGTTACAAAGAAAGAGCCCGTCGCCGTCGCTGATGATAAAGAACCCTGCGTTATCATCGGCAACGCCTAACTTCTGGAGGCCTTCGTTGTTTTCTGTATCCTGCTTCAGGATCACGCCATAAAGGCTGATCAGGTCGGTCGCCTGGACCGGTACGATTCTGTCTTTATTAATCATTTCGTTTTATTTCCTTTCTATATTCTTTCTATATTCTTTTTCTTTACGAAGGCAGATCCGCCTTGTCCCACTTGCCTGCCACGACGGTGAGGACCTTGCCATTGTCGCTGGTTGTTACCTTCGGCAACTCTGCTGAGATCGCCGCCGCAATGACTGTTGATATCAGATGGATCGCCTCGTCGTTCGTGGTGGCGGTGAAGTCCTCAGCGCTGCCGCCGAGGGCTATGTATACTTCTTTAAGGGCTTCGACATTAGTCATTACTGTGCCCTCCTTATGCCTTCTTGATCAGGTAATATCCTGTAGGATTGAGGACCTTTCCGTCAACCACGACGATGGCCTTGTCGACCCACTCGTTCGTCTCCTCGTCGAAGTAGCGCCTCATAGTGAAGCCGAAGTTTTCGTTCACGGCGTACTCCTCAGGCTGCCAGTAGATTCCGATGACGTCGCCGGATGCTGCGCTGTCAAAGTCTGTGATGAGGTCGGGCTCGACCAGGCTGATCCTTCTGCCGAAGAAGCGGCCGTTAGGATCCTGCGCATCGCCATCGTTGACTTCGAGGCCGGTTGCCTGACGGAAGACGGGGTTGTTGTTGCTGTCGGCCATCGTCTCGAGGTAGCTCTCTACGGTGGAAAGCGGGAAGATGAACTCGCCGGCTCTGTATCCGAGAGGCAGCTGCGAGAAGAATCTCTTTCTCCATTCGGTCCAGTTGCCGATCTGTGCGGCGGTGAAGGTCACGACGTTGGTGACTCTGGAGTCGTTTTTGATTCCGAGCATCTGGCCGTCGCCGGTTCCTGCTACGATGCCGTAGTCCATGGCCTCGAGGTATGCCTCGGCGATGACTTCCGCGAGAGCGGACTCAAAGGACGAAAGGGTCAGCAGATTGCTCAGGAAGGTCTGGGCGACGCGGATCTCTGCGACGTTGTACTTGAAGGAGACCTTATCGAGGGCTCCGGGCTTCTGTCTGGGGCTGACGGTGGCTTCGGTGATCCACTTGAACTTGGCGCGGAGGCTTCCGACGGGGAACTCGACTCCGCCGGGGACGCTCATCCTGCGGACTCTGGCGTACAGGTTGCCGTAACGGACGCGGACGGTGTTGATGACTTCGTTCATCACGGTCACGGGAATCGCGGCTCCGGATTCGACGGTGCTGATGACCTCGCCGTTCCTGGTGATGGGCGTGCCGTTGATCGCGTAGTTACGGAATGCGTTTCTGTATTCCATGCTTGCGAAGTAGTCTTCGTCTTCGCTTCTGGTCTCTGCGGTCTCAAAGGATCCGCGGATATTGCCGTTTACGAGCTCGGCGCCTGCGGGGGCCTCTCCCTGTGCGGCTCTCTGCTCCTCGGCTTCGAGGTTTGCGATCTGAGCGGTGATGTCTCTGATCTCTGATGTTACTGTCTCGGCCTCTGCTGTGAGGGACCTGACTTCGTTCACGTCGCTGGATGCGTTTATTGCACTACGGATCTCAGCGAGTCTGGCCTGTCTCTTCGTGAGCAGGTCCTGGAGGAATTTCTTCATTTCCTTTTGCTCCTTTAAAATAAGATTTTTGCGAGGGCTTTCGCTTTCGCTAATTCCAGATCGCTGTCCAGTGATCTCTTCGCGCTCTCCAGCACGGCTTTGGCGCTCTCCAGCGCCTGACGGTCATTCTCCAATGACTCTTTATATCTTGCGGATATCGAGGTTCCGTCATACGCGGGGAATGTCACCGCGCTGATCTCCACGATCCGCTCGATCGCTAAAATTGTCCGGGTCGGGTGATCTGTGTCGAGCTCGGCCCACTTATACTCTCCGATGATGAACATAAAGGACATCTTGTCTATGTCTCCGCGGCGGACCGCAGCGTAATAGTCCTGCGCCTTCGGGCTGTTCTTGACGTCGAGACTTGCTCGGAAGTACATCCCCATATCGTCAACTCCGATCTGCATCGTTGAGTTTTCGTTGTTGTTGCGGCTCCTGGCGTATACGTAGCTCGTATCGTGATTCAGGCAGAGCCTGACGTCGTGCATGTCCGTGTTGGCCAGGGCTCCGCGGTCGATGATCTCGTCGAAGTATCCGAGGTCGGTCTTCTCGTTGAAGACGACGGGGCGCCCTTCGATGATCCCGAGATCTCCCTCTTCCCTTGTTTCAAATGTCGAGAGATAGTCTCTCGTTATCAGCTTTGATGTTGTCATTTATTCGTACCTCCTTTTTAGGATTGTGCTTTATAAGTCAGCGTAATCTCTCCATCCGATGTGATGACATTGTCACCCTGTAAGAGAGCGAGGTCTTGAGGGGTGAAGGTGAGGGTGATGGGTGTGGCAAGTTCGTAGACCAACTGCTGACCGATGAGAACGCTTGTCACTTCTGCGACCGTTTTGCCGACAAAGCTGGCATCACGGACTCTCAAAAGTTGCGATGTCGATACATTTGACAAGCAGATTGTTCCGTACTCGATATTCATGTATCCTCTTGGAGTTGTCCCTTTAAGGATAGAGGATTGTACCGCTCCATAATAGGCACCAAGTGCAGCCACTTGTGGCTGATTGACTCTGAATAACCCGGGAACAATGTTATCTTCGCTGATCCAAGTAAAACTCCCCAAGTCCACCATCGCCCTATCCACCACCAACTCGCCCTTCACCACATCAAGTGCCCCACCATACACTACGTCCCCGAAGGGAACTGTGACTGTGACACTCTGCTGTCCATCTCCGTCTGTCCTCACCACACTCACCGAATCGTGTCCTGTTATCGGTCTGATGTTTTCAGGTGACGGATCGCCTGTGCCTTCCTGTATCGGCTCTATTGCTACGGACAGAGCCACGGCTTCGGCCGCGATCGCGTCCGCGATGCTTATCGGGTTGCCTTTGACCGTCTTCTCGACGTATACCGGCGCGGCGTTGAGCCACTGGATCAGCAGCTCCTCGATCCTTGACTGCGGCGCCTTGTCGTAGCTTCCGCCGTTGATCTTCGCGATGAGGATCTCCTCGTTCCGCGACTGCGGAACCATGTCCGTCGTCGTTCCGTTCAGGATGCAGAGGAGGAGCTCCTCGATCCGGCTCTGGGGTTCTTCGGTGTAGCTCGTACCGTTCAGGATGGCCTGAAGGATCGCTTCGTTCCGGCTCTGCGGAGCCTCGAGGACGTTATTCGCTCCGAGGATGTTCTGAAGGATCGCCTCGTTCCGGCTCTGCGGAGCGTCGAATCTGACAGATCTGGCGGCGATCTTCTTCGCTGCCGTTTTCTTTTTCCTTGCCATCTCAGACGCCCTCCTCTTCCTTGTTCTCGTCGATCACGTCCATCTTGACGTTCCCGATCTTACCCATCTGGTAATCTTTCGCGATGTCCGTATCGATCCAGTTGAGGCTCATGTATCGCTTCCCCTCCAGCTCCGGCAGCGGTGTCAGGCCGAAGATCACGCGCTTCTCGTTCTCGAAGATCGCGCCTGTCGGTGCTAAAATGCTGTTGACCAGCTCCAGCTTCTGACCCATCGTCATGAAGATCAGGTCTTTTGTAAAAAACTGGATTTTGTTCCCGAAGCTCTGCTCGCGGCTCGTGAAGACTTTCTTCGTGAAGGCCTGCCCGTATGAAATGATCAACGGCTCGAGGGCTTTCTGGTAAAACGCTTCGTACTGCTCTTTCGAAAAATCTCCCGTCAGAATGCTGAGCGGTATCCCCCAGTTCCGGAGGATCTTCTCGTCGATGAATTTCAGCGTCGCCTCGTCGACGAGCTGCGTCTGCCTCGGGAAGGGCACGAACTCCGCCTTCAGGTCGATCGGAAGGAATCCGCTCTGGCTGTTCTGGAGCTTCTGCTCCAGCGCCTTGATGTTCTGTTCCATCTTTCCGTCGTCGAGCATCGTGTTATATTTCACGATACCGTTGACGGCGTAGCTCGAGTTCATGGCCTTCGCGATCCCGTTCAGGAGAGTCCCGTTGAGCTCCAGCGTCTTCAGGATCGCCGCGTTGTCCGGTCTGCCGAACTGGTCGCCGCCCATGTATTCGTTGACTGAATAGTTGTATTTCAGGTGTATGACGTCGTCATACGGAACCGTCGTGTCCCATCCGGTCGCGAAGTAGAACTTTACGAAAAGCCTCCCGCCGGCATCCTCGATGAAATCGACCTGTGTCGGTTTGATCGGCCACAGCGCCTCGTAAGAGCGCTTCTCCTCGCCTGTGGCCCTGTCTGTCCATCTCCTGTATGTGGGGATGATAAACGCGTTGTAGTTCATCAGGAGGAGCCAGGTGGTCTTCTCGATGAACTCCGCGGTGGTCATCAGCGGGTTCGGGTTCTGAAGGACCCGCGCGATGCTGCTGTCGGCCACCGGGACCGGGTCGTTGCCGTTCATCCGGATGTGTACCGGGCGTAGCTTTGTCATCTCGTCGACGATGCACTTCAGCGCCTGGACGACGACGTCGCTCGCATATATGTTGTCGCCGTAGTAGGTGAAGAGCGGCGCGAAGCCGTTCATCGTCATCGCCCACTTCGTATCCTTTGGCCCTCTTTTAAAGAGTTTGTCAAATATTCCCATTCGCTTCTATCCTATCGCGTTTAGTATTTCTGTTTTGTGGCGCCGGAGCATCTCCTCCGCCATGATCATCGTGACCGCTCCGTCGATCCTTCGCGCTGCCTGATTCTTTATCTTCACCGGCATGATGTGGCCGGTGTTGAACATCTGGATCGATGTGTTCAGCAGGCACCACTGGTCGATCGGGTTGTTGTTATAAATGATCTTTTGATCCTTGAGATCTGCCTCCACGAGCCGCATCGGCGTGCTCAGCACGTAGCGGCTCTGATAGATCATCTCGGTCTCAAACCCGTATTCGTCCATTCTGCGAAGAAATTCCTTCGCGAAGCGCTGGTCGTATCCGGTGATGTAGGTCCGGATCCCTGCGTCGCGGTAAAGTTCATAAAACCAGTCCGCGACGACGGCCACGTCGACTTCGTTCCCTGGGACGATACGGAGATATCCCTGCTGGGCCCATTCCTGATAACGTGCGCCGGCCTCCCGGTCGTCGGCCTTTTCGAGTTTGCTCTCCGGGATCCAGTACATGCTGTGTATGTATTTGACGGTTGGATCCGTGGGCCTCAGCATCAGTATTTTCGCGGAGCACATGTCCGTGGTCTCCGCGAGATCAACTGCTCCCAGTGCAATCGTACCTCGGAACGTGTCAAGGTTGTACTCCCCTTTATATTCCACATTTTCTCTCAGGAGCCACGCCTGGCTGTCCGTGACTTTCATGTTGAAGTCTTTACTGAGGACGAACATCCGGTCCGCTTTTGACTTCCTCGCTGCGTCGACCTGTTCTCTCATGTAGTCCCAGCGCTTGACGGTGCCGAGGCTGGGGTTCGACTTGACCCATGTCTCCTCGTCCTGCCAGATCTCCTGCTCGCTGTCCTGCGTATAAAGCCATGGGAGATATCTCTCCGCGCTGATCGAGTCGTCCTCGCCGTTAAGGATCGCGCGGGCCCGCTTTGTCTCCTCGTCCAGGAAGCCTCCGTTGACGAAGCCCTCAGTGGTGATCAGGACCAGCTTCGGGTTCGGTTTCAGCGACTGGGACTGCTCGATCGCTTTGACGATCGTATTGTCCTTCATCTCGTGGACTTCGTCCACCACGGCCGTATCCACGTTGCGCCCTTCCTTGTTGCGTGTCCTGTCACTGAGCTTAAATATCTTCGTGTTCGTGATCTTGTTCCGGATGTTCTGCTGATTGCGCCACGTGTCGCGCTGTTTGGGATCTATCATCAGGCGCATCGTGTCGATTGCGATGTAAAGAATGTTCGCCTGGGCGTCGTCGTTGGAACTGCATACGATATCCGCGCCTTCCGGGCCGATGATCAGCTCCGTCAGGCCGAGGGCGCTGCAGAGCTCACTTTTGGTATTTTTTCTGGATATCAGGAGGAGGGTCCTCCGGAACCGGTCCGTCCCGTCTTCTTTCATCTTGAAACCGTAAAGGGCAGAGATCCAAGCCTTCTGCCATAACATCATTTTCATCGGTTGCCCGTAAAACGGGGACTTCGTGAGGCGCACGCAGTGCTCCATGAAATCGATGCGGCGGTCCGCTTCGGTGGTGTCATATACATATCTGGGATCCGTCAAACCTGCGATCAATCTCTCGAGGCCCTGTTTCATCTCCCTGCCTGCGATGATCTCACCGCTGAATACTTTGTCGGCGTATTCTTCTAAAAATCCATTTGTGTGCCGGCTCACTCGTCGCCTCCGAGGCTGTTAAGATACGCGCGCAGCGGGCTCTCCTCCTCTTGTCCGTCTTTTCTGACGATCCCCGTCAGAATTTTGATGCACTGCGTGTACTGCTGCATCAGTTCCCGGTATTGGCGGCTCGCTGCCGTCGGTTTCTGCTCTGCGGGGTTCTTAGGGTTGATCCTCAGGAAAGGAAGGGCCCGAAGCTCCGAAAGACGGCCCTCCAGGAAGACGACGTCGTCGATCAGCGGGATAATGATCCCTTTCGTGTCCTGGATCCCTTCAACGAGGGCCAGAAGCTCCTGTTTTCGGTCCATTTTTGCCTCCTTGATACGGAAAAAGAGCAAAATATGCACTAAATGCGCTATTTGCTCGAATCTTTCCGGATTTTGTTCAATGAAATTTCAAAAAATTCGATTCTGCGAGAAAGAGGCTCGCTCCTTTCACTCCTCCCTCAGCCTCAAAATTTTTTCAGGCCGGGGGGATGTTCATTCTTCCTCTTCCTCTTCCGCTTCCGCTTCCGGCTGGAAACTCTGGAACCACTCGCGGATATATCCGCGCCACTCGGCGCGCTGTTCTTCGTTTATGCTTCTCGCGCCGATGCGCTCGAGGCACTCTTCCTCCGTGGCGTCGATGAATATCATCTCGTCGGCTCCGATGCGCTGCATCAGCCTCTCGCGGTCTCCGGCCAGCGCTCCGCCGGTGATGACGTAAGCGTTCGCCCACTTGCCCGATCTGTACTTGATGATGTCGTACAGCTTGTCCCGGAGCTCGAAGACGACGCTCTTCAGCGCTGCCGGCTTCTGATACTTCGGCATGATGGTCACCGCCTCCCAGATGTCGTCGAGATCCACGACGAGGTCGTCCTCCGTCGCGACGCTGCGCACCCAGGTGCTCTTCCCTGCGCACGGCGATCCGTAGACGATATAGACGTGCTTCCTCGGCTGTTTGTACGTTGCCGCGTGTCCAGCGACGAAGCGGTTGTGCTTCTGGTTGTGGCAGCGGAAGTGCAGGATCTGGATGTTGTCCGGGTTCAGCGCGATGCTCGCGTCGTTCGCGCTGATGTCGTCGAGCTCCTTGATGTGGTCGAGGACCATGTCGTACTTCTTCAGGATGGGCTTCCCGCACATGGCGCAGCGCACGAACCCGTCGGGCTCTGTGCGCTCTTCGATGATCACCTTCCTGAACTTCGTCCAGGCTTTTGATTTATAGAATTGTTCCTGAGTCTTCATCACTTCGACTCCTTCCAGGTTCCTCCGATGTTCTTCCAGACTCTCGCGGCTCTTCTCCAGACTCCGTTGACCTTGCGCCAGACGGTGCCGGTCTTCCATGTGCCGCTGACGTCGAGCTTCATGCCTCCGCCCATCGTGAGGACGTTGGACGTGATCCACGCGCTCGGCAGGCTGCCGTTCATGGCGCGGACTCTGTATTGCAGCGTCTTGCCGGCGCCGGTCTTTGCGATCGCTGCGTCGTTGATCGTGTCCACGTAGCTGCCGCCGGTTCCTGTCGATACGACTGACGCGAGCGTCGCCCAGTCTGCGCTGCCGCGCTTGACCTGGATCTCGTAGCCGCTGATCGTGCCGGATGCTCCGCTCCATGTGATGAGGACGTCTTCGCCGAAGCCTGCGAGGCTCCCGTGGTTCGCCGTCGCGCTGAGCGCCGTCGGTGCGTCAGGGTTCCTGGCGATCGGATCCAGGGTGAAGTTGCCCTCGCCGGTGCAGTTGATCGCGTAGGTCTCCACAGCCGCCTCGAGACGGATCCCGAAGCTCTTCGTGCCGTCCTCGTTGTGCGGCACGTCAGTGGTCCCTGAAACGCTCCAGGTCGTACGCATATCGATGCGCTCGTCGTTCCAGTACACCCAGGAGCCGTTGATCCTCAGCTTGACGGGCCCGGTCGTATACCATCCGTCGTTTCCTCCGATAGCGTTGATCGTCCAGCTGACGACTGTCTTGTTCGCCGCCGCGTCCGGGACTCCCGTCCAGGATACTTTCATATATCGCCCGTCATGGGCGTTCGTTGATACGCTTCCCGAGAGTGCCATGGTTAAGCCTCGTACTGAATGTAAATGTCGCCGTCCTGTCCTCCGGTCGGCGCCTCGGTGCCGCTGGTGATCACCGGCTGATAATCCGCCAGGATCTCCGCGATGTTTTTAAAGCTCTTGTCCTGTCCGATGATGTAATAATTCATTACCAGTCCTCCTCTTCTATCTTTTGTTTTTTCAGCTCCAGCTCCTGCTTGCGGAGCTCGAGCGTGGCCGGGTCGTTCGTCCAGCCCTCGTCCCTCGCCCAGTGCTTGAGTAATATCATCGCGCTCGCCGGGTCCGGCAGCGCCTGCTTTTCGTATATCTCCGTGCGGACCATCTGGCGCTTCCCGATCGTGTCGATGTCGACGCCGAGGTCGATCAGCGTGTGCTTGAGGTCGTCTGAAAATTCCTCATACTCGATGACCGTCTTCTTCTCGGTGTAGGTGAACCCTGTCGCCCTGCGGAAGATGGCCGATTTTATCTCGCCGACTAAGTTCTCCCGACTTTTTTTGATGAGGTTTAGAAATTCTGGGAACTGCTTCTTGTAGGCGTTGAACGTCGCCCAGCTGATCCCGAGCTTCTTCGCGACGTCTCTCTCTTTAAATCCGCTTCTGAGCCAGTTCTCTATCTCATCGAAGCGCGGGACGATCTGCGCCTCGTACTTCGACGGCCTGCCTGTTCTTGCCACATCCCTGACTCCTTTACAATTTAACGCCGATTATTTTACAAGGGACACAGTGTCCCGTATTATTACCGCTGCTAGCACTCGTTACATACCATCCCGTTGAGATGACACAGCTTGAACCGCTTATTGTGAAATCACGGAAGAACAGCGTTGCTCCTGTCGCCACCTGAGGCGCCATGCACGAATGCTTCCGTCCGTCATTGAGGACGATGTTCGTGTGATAGGAATCGCTCCATGCGGCCGCTCGTACTTGGATGAGGAAGTAATCGAAGTCGGTTGTGTCTTGGCTCAGCGTCAAGGTCTGCGCTCCGTAGTATCCCGTCGGGTTGCCTGTCCACAGCGTGACCATTTCTCCGCCGGCTCCATACTTCTCTGAGAGCTTCTGTCCTCCCTCCGAGATGTCTCCCGTGACAGCGAGATTCCCTGTCACCTCGAGATCTCCGTCGATGGTCGTCCCGGTCTTGATCTTGTAAAGTTCGTAGGTATAATCAGCCGTCTTCCGGAGCGCGACGTTCCCGCTGTCGTCCTCGACCTTCGCGATCGTGATCTGGTGTCCCTGGACCGTCGCGGTGTAGGTCCCTGTGCCGGTCCAGTCCGTGCTCGGGACGATCGTCCCGTTGAT